AAAAGATTACAGAAATACATGGAGCCGTTCAATGTATCCCGGAAAACTTGTAGAGACAAAAGACGTATCCTGTATAGGTGCAGATGCCGTATGTGAAAGTGATTTAAGATACTGTCCGGAAGGGCTGCATACGCTTCTCCGGTCTTATCTTGAGAAAGACCGGATACTGGCAAAAATACAGGCTCTTGTAAGCTATGCACGCTGTCCGCAGATTGAAACTCTTTACAAGATAGGATTAAACGGGATATGCACACGCATTCTCTGGAAAGAGGGAGTAACAAAGGAAATAAATAAAAAAGCTGTAACGGCAGCAGATGCCTTAAAAGTAACAAAAGAAGAGCTTAACTGGATAAAGCTGGGGGAAGATTCAAGCAGGCTTGAATTTACACATGTAGCACACAGGAACAGTATTCCCTTCAAGCAATGGGAGACAGGTTTTATATACTATCTTAATTGCCATGGTAATCACAGTGGCCTAGAGCTTGTGCTTAAATATCTTACGCCGGAAAGGCTTGACAATGTTATTAACAGGTATATGGGTCAGGGTCACTACAATACAAAATATGAAGCTGTTCGTGAATATGCAGATTATCTTAAAGAACGCATATCGGCCGGTGATGATCTGTCAAATGACGTATATCTCCGCCCGGGTAATCTGTATGAAACGTATACGAGGATAAGGCGTGAAAACGAACTAAAAAGATCTGAAAAATATATGGCAGAAATGCTGGAAAAATATCCAAAGATAGCAGATTACAGCAAAAAGATAAGCAAAGCGTACACATGGCAGCAGTCGGGTTATACAATCCGCCCGGCAAAGGATGCGGGTGAGATTGTGATGGAAGGAAGAATACTGCATCATTGCGTGGGTTCTGATGCACAGGGCTATATGAAAAATTATAATGAAGGGCGGAGATTTATTCTTCTGCTTAGAAAAGACAGCATGGCAGATGAGCCATACATAACCATAGAGATAGAAGGCACCTGTATACGGCAGTGGTATGGTCACAACGACACAAAGCCGGAAGAGGAGATTATAAAACTGCTGCTTGAGCAGTATGTAAGTTATTTGGAAAGCAGAAAAAGGAGAAAGACAGCATGAACGAACTGGAGCACATAGAAGATTTTAGAACATTTAAGGCAGAGCTTGACCGCCAGATTGCAGAATCGGCAGAAGGCTTTGTAAGGATAGGCTATCTTCTAAAAAAAGCAAGGGATACGGACATCCTTAAAGAATCCGGATATTCAAACGTAATAGAATTTGCAAAAGCGGAATACCACATTGATAAGACGACGGTATCACGTTTTATCAATATAAATGACAGATTCAGCGAGGGAGGCAATTCGCAGTATTTAAAAGAGCAGTACAGAGGTTTTGGATATTCAAAGCTTGCAGAAATGCTCCAGCTTCCTGATGAAATCATTGAGGAGCTTACACCGGAGTTTTCAAAAGCGGAAATAGCAGACATCAAGCGTGAGTATGACGAAGAAAAGAAAATATCTGATCTTGAACTGCTTGCTGAACAGTCAGAAACATCAGAAGAAACGAAAGAAATGAATGAGCTTGAAAAGGCACTCAGACAGATTGCAAATGACAATGTTGAGATATTTGACAGGCTGTATGAAGTAAAAGACCGTGATGAGGAGCAGCTTTTTGAAGCTCTTGCACCGGCAGGGGATATGATTTATTCAGTAAGGCTTCTGGGCATAGGCAGGCTTATGATGTCAGTCAGGGCAAAAGAGAAAAAAATAACACTTACAAACGTCAGAAACAGCGAAAAAACAGAATGGGAAGCTGATTCAGTCATGGCAGCAGTAAGCAGGGTATTTAATACAGCTTCTGATGATATAAAAGATGCATACGCAGAAATGTATAACGAAACGTATCCTGAAAAAGATGAAGTTGCACCGGTGCAACAGACGGAAAAGAAGACAGTACGCAAAGAGAAGAAAGTAGTACGTGCGGTTCAAAAGCCGGAACAGCCACAAAGCCGGATACCAGAGGATGAAGAGTCAGAAAAGCCGGAGAATGAACAGATACCGGGACAGGACAGCATTGAAAACCATCCTGAATATATGCCGGAAACAAAAGACAGTACAGAAGAAGATGAAAAGCAGGAAGAACCGGAAACAGCAGAGAATATCGAAGAGACGGAACAGAAATGCTGGAGAGTGATAAAAGAGGCAGGCAGAAAGATAGAGCTGTTCATAAGGGATTATTCAGACGGTTTTATCATTCCGTCAGAGAGCAATGTGGCAGCAGTCGAGGAAAACTGTAAATCAATAATAACGGAATTAAAAAGATATGTAACATTAAAAAGCAGCAGGTCTTAATGAAGACATAAACAGAGTAAAAAGCGGTACCTATTAATTCAAAGTCAAATATATATCACAAAATTGACTGCATACCCGGAGGCTTCGGCTTCCGGGGGAAAGGAGAAGAATGGAAAATAAGTATAGAACAGATGAAATGGCAGAAGTACATAGCTGGAGCAGTGAAAGACAGGCGAAAAGAGACAATAAAATATATATAAGCGGAGCGATAACAGGCATAAACAATTATATGGAACGCTTCAACATGGCAGAGGAGCAATTAAAATCACAAGGATTCAGTGTTATTAATCCGGCAAGGGTAAATGCAGCACTTCCGGAAGATACGACAACATATGAGGAATATATGAAGATGTCTATGACAATGCTGGAAATGTGCAATTATATTTATATGCTAAAAGGCTGGGAGAAATCACCAGGAGCGAATAGGGAATATGGTTATGCTCTTGCAAGTGACATGAAGATTATATGGGAGGGTGAATCAAATGCGTAAAAACAAGTTATCGACATACTGCAACTGCGAGAACTGCAATAATTGCAGATGTCAGGAAGATAAATACACCTGTGAGGGCAAAACAGTAATAGACGGTTACATGCCTACGCAGGATTATTATTATTGTCGTGGCGAAAGATTTGACAGAAAGAAGGTATAACATGGCAGAGAAAAAAGACTGTATATTTAACAGAGCATTGAAGATGAAATACTGCAGATGGGAAGAAAAAGAGTGCAAATTTTATAAGAGCTGTAAGATATACAATATAGACGGAACATTAAAGAAAATAGAGGAAAAATAAACTGTTTCCATTTTGGAAACAGTGCATAGACAGGGAGGATTAAATGGAGATAAATATAAAAAAAGCACTTGAATCACTTGAAAGCCTGAGAGTAGAAAAAGAAGAGAATGAAAAAAGAATTAAATATCTAAGGCAGAGAAAAGAAAAGCTCGAGGCAGCAGGTGGGAGCGAAGTTGCTGATACAGTGAAAGGAAATGATGGTAAACATTCCATTCTCATACGTGGGACCGCGTGGCCAGAATATGATCATGTGATAAAAATACTTACGCAGAGAGAGGCAAATCTTTCAAATTTGAATGTTAAGATTGAAGAGCAGATAAAAGAGACGGAAGAAATTATAAACATGCTTACAGACAGCACAATAAGAAGAATGTTGACATATAAATACATAGATAGATTAACATGGCAGCAGACGGCATTAAGGATGGGGAGAAGATACACAGCAGATAGTTGTCGTAAAGCTGTTGAAAGATTTTTGAAATAAATAAATGTTTGTCCGTTTTGTCCGCAAAACCTGTGTTATATTTATGATGAGCAGAAAAGAAAAGCTGCTTATCCCCCTGACGAACGAGCTTCGGCATATTGCCGGGGCTCTTTTTGTATGCAAAGGAATTAGTAAGATGAGCAAAGTTGTAAGACCGGACAGAGATGGCACACACAGAGGTGCGTTTGAAAAGAATAGAAAAAGAATATTTGCGACACAGACTATTTGTGGAATTTGCGGAAAGCCTGTAGATTTCAGATTGAAATATCCGCATCCGCTATCTGCTTCGATAGATCATATTATTCCAATAGCACGAGGCGGGCATCCATCTGACATTGATAACCTTCAGCTTGCACATTGGACCTGTAACAGACAGAAGTCGGATAAGCTAATAGCATCAAGGGGAACAGCAAATAGCAACGAAACAGAGGTTTTAAGCAATAGAATATTGCCACAGTCGCAGGATTGGGCGAATTACCGAGGATAGGGGGGATACCCCCCTCCCCATGTGTTTTTTTGAGGTTCACGCCGTCACTGTGAAAATTTTATCGTGAAAATTGAAGGAGGCTTATTTGAGTGTATGGGAAAGCGTATTTAAAGAATAAATTAAGTGCAAAACAGGGGCGTGTAAGCACACGATACCAATATTATAGTATGAAAAACCATGTAAATGACATCTCGCAAATGATGCCGCAACAATTCAGGTGGCTGAGACATTCACTCGGTTGGTGTGCAAAGACAGTTGACAGTGTCGCAGACAGGCTAATATTCAGAGGTTTTAAAAATGATAACTTTGATATGCAGCAGATATTTAACATGAATAATCCTGATATATTTTTTGATTCAGCAATTATATCCGCTCTTATATCGTCGTGCTGTTTTATATACATCTCTCCAGGAGATGATGGCTTTCCGAGGCTGCAGGTGATTGATGGATATAATGCGACTGGGATTATAGACCCGATAACGGGATTGTTGACGGAAGGATATGCGGTTATATCAAGGGATGAATATGGAAATCCTGATATAGAGGCATATTTTACGGCAGATTCAACAATTTATTCATATAAAGGACAACCTGATGTTGTTGTGGAAAATAAAGCACCATATCCGTTATTAGTGCCGATTGTTTATAAACCAGATGCTAAAAGACCATTCGGCAGATCACGAATAACAAGGGCAGAGATGTCAATAATGCAGTCGGCATTGAGGACTTTAAGACGTGCAGAAGTTTCAGGCGAGTTTTATTCATATCCGCAAAGATACCTTCTGGGTTTGAGTGATGATGTTGAAATTGATGATAAATGGCAGGCTGCAATGACGGCAATGCTTACAATATCAAGAGATGAAGATGGAAACACTCCGACAGCCGGTCAGTTCCCACAGCAGAGCATGACGCCTTATGTTGAACAGTTAAGAATGTTAGCCGCTCTGTTTGCGGGTGAGTCGGGGCTTACGATGGACGATTTAGGTTTTGTATCTGATAATCCGTCAAGTTCGGAAGCAATAAAAGCAAGCCATGAAAATTTAAGACTTGCAGCTAAAAAGGCTCAAAGGACTTTCGGGTCGGGATTTTTAAATGTCGGTTATCTTGCGGCGTGTGTAAGGGATGAATATAGTTATAAACGCCAGCAGGTATATCTTACAAAACCATGCTGGGAGCCTATATTTGAGCCTGATGCGGCTACGTTAAGTTCAATTGGAGATGGTGCGATTAAAGTTAATCAGGCGGTGCCGGGGTATTTTACGGCAGATAATCTCAGGGATTTGACAGGAATAGAAAAAAGTGAGGGCAAATAATGAAAGATATATCGCCTGAGCTTTTAAGAGATATACAGGATACATATTCAAAACTTCTTGAGGAAAATACTGTAATTGCCGGAATAAAAAAGAAAATAGAATCAAAGACAATAAATTACAATGATGCGTTTGAATATGCGTGCCAGTCGGGTGAAGCGTATGCGGCGGCATTTAAAAAGGTGCTTAACAGTGAGGCTCTTCCTGATGGAAAGATGTACTGGAACATAGCACAGTCAGTCGTTAAGCCGACGCTTGAAGAAATGTATGATAAGGTCGCAGATGTTGCACAGATAACGCAGAAACAGCTAAATGAAGCGGCAAATATAGGAATTAAAGCCCTGCGAGTAACGAATAAAGAAGACAGGATTGAAGGTTTATTAAACAGGCTTGCAAGTGAAGAGACGTATGATGACATAAGCTGGATTCTTGACAGGCCTGTTGTGACAATGGCACAGAGTGTTATTGACGATTCTGTAAAAATCAATTCGGAATTTCAATATAAAGCCGGCATGAAGCCAAAGATAATCAGAACGGCAGCAGGTGGGTGCTGTAAATGGTGTACTGCAAGAGCGGGAATATTTATTTATCCCGATGTTCCAAAGGATATTTACAGACGCCACGAGAATTGTAACTGCACAGTTGTATATAATCCGGGAGAAGGGAAAAAATATCAGAATGTTTGGTCAAAGGAATGGAAAAATGCAGAAGAATATGATAAAATAGAAAAAAGAAAACAGATTGGATTATCGCAGAATATAAGCGGAATCAGGACAATTAATAAAAAGGTTGATCAAGATGAGCGTTTTGTAATACAGCCGGATAAAATTAACAAATTTTTATTAAAACCGGGGGCGAAACATTCAAAAGAATTTTTTGATGTGGGATATTCGTCTGATGATCATGTAAAGCTATATAAGGATATAGCCGCTCAATTTGATATGGAAAAGGCTGAATATGATGAAAAGTCAAAATTCGGTCAGGGATTTAGCATAGATATGCAGTTAGGGATAACTAAAAAAAGAACATTTAAGACGGTTTGGCAGATAGAAAAAGAGGGGGATAAGCCAAGGCTTATCACAGCACACAGGCGGAGGTGATACGATGAAGTTGTATGATAAAGTAAAACTAAAAAGGAATAGTATAACAGGAATTATTGTAGATATTACCTCAATAGATGGAAAAGAAATATTTACGGTAGAAGATGATGTTAAACGTACTGATAAAAATGGAACAGATTGGCCATTGTATCAATGCGAAAGAAATGAAATAGAATTAGTAGAATAAAGCTTATAATACCACTTGTCATAGGACAGGTGGTATTTTTGATATTAGCAGGAGGAGCAAATGACGGAAGCGAGAAAAGGTGAGCAGAAGCCAACGCAATCCGTAGTTTTGCCTTATAAAGAAACAAAGGGACAGGAAGCAATTGACATATACAATGCTTCCGGGCGTACAGCACAGGAATGGCAGGAGTTAATGCTTTATGACATTCTGGCGGTTAATGATGAGGGACTATGGGTTCATACAAAATGCGGATATTCAATCCCCCGCCGTAACGGTAAAAATGAAATTGTTGTTATGAGAGAAATGTGGGGCTTGAAAAATGGTGAACGTATACTGCATACGGCACATAGAACAACAACATCACACGCAGCATGGGAGAGATTGTGCAACCAGCTTGATAAAGCTAAAATACCGTACAAATCAATTAAGGCATCGGGCAGGGAATGCATATATATTAAAAAAAGCGATGCAAGGGTCGAATTCCGTACAAGATCATCCAAAGGTGGTCTTGGTGAGGGATTCGACCTTTTAGTTATTGATGAAGCACAGGAGTATACAGACGATCAGGAAAGTGCATTAAAATATATTGTATCAGACAGCAGAAACCCACAGACAATCATGTGCGGAACGCCGCCGACGGCTGTATCGTCAGGAACTGTATTTACAAAATACAGGAACAGGACACTTGCAGGCGGTACGGCTAACGGCATGTGGGCTGAATGGTCCGTTGAAAATGAATCAGATGTATATGATAAAGAACTGTGGTACAGGACTAATCCGTCGCTTGGCACGATTCTGACAGAACGTGCCATATTAGATGAGATAACTACAGATTTGGTCGATTTTAACATACAAAGACTGGGACTGTGGATTAAGTACAATCAGAAATCTGCCATAAGCAAGGCAGAGTGGGAGACTCTTAAAACCTCAAAGCTGCCTGAGCTTAAAGGGAAGCTGTTTGTTGGAATAAAATATGGAAGAGACGGCACTAATGTAGCAATGTCAGTTGCTGTTAAAACTAAGGCGGCAGATAAAATATTTGTAGAATGTATAGACTGTCGTGAAGTCAGGGCAGGAAATGCATGGATTCTTGATTTTTTATCAAGGGCAGATGTCCAGAAGATAGTAGTTGATGGTGCGAACGGCCAGCAGCTTCTTGCGGAAGAAATGAAAGAGGAAAAACTGAAAAAACCGGTGCTTCCAACCGTAAAAGAAATCATAACGGCAAATGCTGCATTTGAACAGGCGATAGCACAAGGCCAGATAATACACATGAACCAGCCGTCACTTGCACAGGCTGTTGGGAACTGTGAGAAAAGAGCAATTGGAACAAATGGCGGATTTGGATATAAATCGCAGATTGATAAGATTGATATATCGCTGCTTGACAGCGTTATATATGCATATTGGGCATGCAGCAGTTACAAAGAAAAAAAGAAGCAGAAAGTAGGCTATTAAAGACATCTGAAAGGGTGTCTTTTTTAGATATATTAAATACCGCATAGCGGGGAAAGGAGTAACATGGCTGATTTTAAGGCAATAGAAACACAGGAGGAGCTTGATTCAATAATTGAGCAGAAATTAAAGGAAGAAAGGGAAAAAATTCAGAATCAGTACAATGAATATCTGTCACCGGATGATGTCAAAAAGGCAAAAGATGGATATGAGGCAAAGATTAAAGAACTTAACGGACAGCTTCAGACGGAAGCGGGTAAAAGCTCTGACATGAACAAAAAACTGCTTGAAAAAGATGCAGAGATAAAAAAATATCACACGGCATCTTTAAAGAGCAAAATTGCAAATGAGATAGGGCTTTCCTACGGAGCAGTTGATTTTCTCAAGGGTGAAGATGAAGACAGCATCAGGGAAAGTGCGACATCATTAAAGGGCTTAATGGGTGGCGGATTTGTGCCACCGCTTGCAAATAATGAGGATAAGACGAATTCGCAGGAAGCAGCATTAAGAAACACATTAAAAGAATTAAACGGTAAAGGAGAATAAGAAATATGCCAACAACAGCAACAAGAGGAAGTTTATTTGCACCGGAAACAGTTAAAGACCTTTTTAATAAGGTATCAGGCAGGTCATCGCTTGCCAAATTATCAAAGAGTACACCGATTCCATTCAACGGAACAGAAATGTTTATATTTACAATGGACGACGAGGTTAATATTGTCGCAGAAAACACAAAGAAAGACGGAGCATCAATAGGTCTTGAGCCGGTTAAGATTATACCTTTAAAGGTTGAATATGGTGCAAGAATTACAGACGAATTTCTTTATGCAAGCGAGGAAAAGCAGCTTGATATTTTAAAAGCCTTTAATGAGGGATATGCAAAGAAAGTGGCGAGAGCACTTGATTTAATGGCTATGCACGGAATCAATCCACGAACAAAGGAAGCATCAGCATTAATCGGTACAAATTCCTTTGATACAAATACAACGGTCGCAAAAATAACATATGATGAAACAAAAATCGAAGAAAACATTGAATCAGCGATAGCAGCAGTCAGTGAAGCATATGACGTTACCGGCATGGCAATGTCTAAAGCGTTCAGTTCAGCACTTGCTTCACTTAAAGTTAATGGAGTAAAGCAGTATCCTGAACTTGCGTGGGGTGCGAATCCGGGTAGCGTGAACGGACTGCCTGTTGATGTAAACAGCACAGTATCATTTAATTCATCTGCGGATAAAGCAATTATTGGAGATTTTGAAAATGCTTTCAAATGGGGATATGCGAAAGAAATTCCTCTTGAAATTATTAAATACGGTGACCCGGACCAGTCTGGCAAGGATTTGAAAGCGTATAACCAGGTATATTTAAGATGTGAGACATACATTGGCTGGGGCATCTTAGATCCTTCCGCTTTTGTGCGTATTGCATCAGAGGGGGAAATATGAAGTATATAAATAAAGTAACCGGGGCGGTTATAGATATACCATGTGTTCTTTCAGGAGGTGACTGGCAGGCTGCAGAGCCTGCCGCATCTTCTAAGAAGAAAAAGACAAAAGTTGCACCGGTGCAACAGGAAGGCGGCACTGATGAAAGAATTTGCGACAGTTGACGATGTGGAAAAACTCTGGAGAGTTCTGACAGATTCCGAAAAAAAGCGGGCTGTGGAATTACTTCCGGTCATTTCAGACAATCTGCGACACGAGGCTTTAAAAGTAAAAAAAGACCTTGACAAAATGTCGGCAGAATCAGAGGTTTATCAGAATGTTGTCAAATCCGTCACTGTTGACATATTAGGCAGGATGTTACTTGCAAATACAAGCAGTGAACCAATGTCACAGATGACGCAGTCGGCTCTTGGATATTCGGTTACAGGAACGTATCTTATTCCGGGCGGTGGTTTATTCATAAAAAATTCGGAACTTGCAAGGCTTGGACTAAAGAGGCAGAGGATTGGAGCGATTAATCTAAATGGCAATGATACAGGGAATTCCAGTGATTCTATATGAAAAAGAAAAGACCGGAAAAGATGCATTTAACTGTCCGGTATATAAAGAAAAAAAGAGCGAGGTTTTAAATGTTCTTGTTGCACCGTCATCAAGTGATGATTTGGCAACGGCTGAAAATCTTTTTGGTAAAAAGGCAGTTTACACGCTGGCAATTCCCAAAGGCGATACGCATAAATGGGAAGATTCAGTAGTTGAATTTTTCGGGCATAAATGGAAAACTTTCGGTTTTCCTATAGAGGGTATTGAAAGCAATATACCGCTTGACTGGAATAAAAAGGTTATGGTGGAACGATATGGGTAAGGTAGAAATAAAGTTAAACAGTGAAGGTGTCAGGAGCCTGCTTCGTTCAGATGAAGTCTGTGAAATGTGTGAAAACTATGCAGAACAGCTTGCAAAAGCGGCAGATGGCAAATATACGACAGATGCAATAGTAGGCAAAAACAGAGGTCAGGCAAGAGTTGAAACGGCTGACTATCAGACATACCGTAAAAACAGTTCGGATAACCTTCTTTTAAAGGCAATCAGTAAAGTGAGGGGTGACACATGATTGAAGAAAAAATATCAAGCTATCTGCAATGTATGCTTGATGTTGAAGCAGGCATGCAACAGCCCGAGGAGGAAACAGAAAAATATATAATCATTGAAAGAACAGGCAGCAATACACAGAATTTTATAACCACAACTTCAATAGTGATTAAATCATATGCAGACAGTAAATATGATGTGGCACAGCTTAATGAAAAAATCAAGGATGTAATGCTGTTTCAGTTCATTGAAGATGATGACATAAGTTCGGTAAAGCTTGTGTCAGATTACCCTTATCCTGATACGGCGATAAAAAAAGAGCGGTACCAGGCACTATTTGAAATAGTATATTAACGGAGGATATTAATATGTTTAAAAAGGCAAATACAGAGAATGTAACAACCGGCAAGCCAAAAGTCGGCGGTGCGATATTCAGAGCACCACTTGGCACAGCATTGCCTACGGATGCTGTAACGGAACTTGATGAAGCATTTGAAAGTTTAGGCTATATAAGTGAGGATGGCCTTGTAAATTCCAATTCGCCGTCAACTGAGAGTGTAAAAGCGTGGGGCGGTGATACAGTGCTTACAACACAGACGGAAAAGCCTGACACTTTTAAATTTAAACTTATAGAAGCCCTCAATGTGGCTGTATTAAAGACAGTCTATGGAGAAGAAAACGTAACAGGTGATTTGACTACAGGAATTGCAATTAAGGCAAACAGCGATGAAATGCAGGCATATTCGTGGGTTGTTGAGATGATATTAAAAGGCGGAATTCTTAAAAGGGTTGTAATTCCGAGTGCTTCAGTTACAACAGTCGGCGATATATCTTACAAAGATAATGAGGCTGTCGGATATGAGACAACAATAACTGCAGTTCCTGATGAAGAAGGTCAGACACATTACGAGTATTTAAAACAGAAAGGTAAAGAGTGATGATAAAAGGTGTTACAAAGGCTGGTTTTAAATTTGAACTTGAGGAAACGGCACTTGACAACTGGGAGCTTATTGAAAGCCTTCAGAAGGTTGATACAGGGCACAGTGGATATATAGTTGACAGTGCTAAGCTGCTACTTGGAAAAAATCAGTATGAAGATTTGAAAACATTCCTGAAAGAAAAAGACGGAATGATTAAAGCAACGACTATGTACGAAGAAATAAGCAGTATTTTTGAGGTTACTAAACTAAAAAACTCTTAATCCTCGCCGGCATGATTAATCTTGATGAATCAGCATTAATCTGTGATTTGGCTGAAACATATCATATATTCAATTATAAAGAGCTGCCCCCGCTGGAGGCGGCTCTTTTTTCGGCCGGATTGAGGGAAAACAGCAGAATTAAGATGAAATTAAATGGTCTTCCATGTCAATATGAAACATTATTGCTTGCATCAATATATGATCAGCTCGCATTACAGACGTGGATGAAGACAAAAGATGCACAGACAGGAACAAACAGACCCGCTTCACTGGTTAAAAAAATGCTGGGTGATGATGCAGTAAATGATATAAATGCATATTCTTCAGCGGAAGAATTTGAAGATGCTAGAAAACGGCTATTAGGAGAGTGATAAAATGGCAGCAGTAGAACTGGCAAAAGCATATGTACAGATTATTCCTTCTGCAAAAGGAATAAAAGAGAAGATAAAAGAAGAACTTGGGGATGATGTGGCGGGTGCAGGGGATTCAGCCGGAAAAACCGCAGGGGAATCATTTGGCAAAAGCCTGTGTTCAAAGATAAAAAACATAATTATAGCTGCAGGTATCGGTGAAACGCTGAAGAAAACAATAGAAGAGGGTGCACATCTTGAACAGTCAATCGGCGGTATTGAGACATTGTTTGGTGCAGGGGGTGCAAAAAGTGTTGAAGAATATGCAAAAAGTGTTGGTAAATCAGTTGATGAGATTACTGATAAATACAGCAATTTAAAAGAAGCACAGGATACAATGCTGAAAAATGCGTCAATAGCATATAAAACGGCAGGATTATCTGCAAGTGATTATATGGATACTGTAACAGGGTTTGCTGCATCATTGAAGCAGTCAACCGGTGACGATATGGAACAGCTTACAACAGTTGCGAATCAGGCTGTTATTGATATGGCTGATAATGCTAACAAAATGGGCACGAATATGCAGGATATACAGAACGCATATCAGGGGTTTGCAAAACAGAATTATACAATGCTTGATAATCTGAAGCTCGGTTATGGCGGCACAAAAACAGAAATGGAAAGACTGTTAAAAGATGCTACTGCAATATCGGGAGTTGAATATAATCTTGATAACCTTGCTGATGTATATAGTGCTATACATGTCATACAGAATGAACTGGGGATAACAGGAACGACAAGCAAGGAAGCAGCATCAACGCTTTCGGGCTCACTGGCTTCGATGAAGGCAGCAGCAACAAATGTTCTTGCCAATCTTGCACTCGGTGAAGATATAAGACCTTCGCTTAATGGTCTTCTTGATTCAGTCGGTACATTTCTTAATAACAACCTTATTCCTATGGCTGGAAATATAATACAGGGACTTCCTGAAGTGATAAATGGATTAATTTCCATGCTGATAGGAGAGTTAAACATTGCATCGAAAAATTCAGAGGAATTTGTACAGTTTGCAATTGATATAATAAGTGATATTGCAATGGGACTGATACAGGGGCTTCCGTATTTATTAGAAGGAGCATGGAATCTTATAACGTCGCTTCTTACGGCACTTATAGAATATGACTGGCTGGGATTCGCCAATAACGTCATAAGTGAAATAAGCAATAACATGTCGATTGCATCAGGTGAAATATTCGGTTCGGATGACGGAAATATCATAGTGGTATTTTTGCAGACTATTACAGACAGGCTTCCTGATGTGCTGAATAAGGGCGTTGAGATATTAAGCACAATAGTTAATGGTATATTGGAAAAACTGCCGTATTTATTGGAAGGTGCCGGCCAGATTATAGGGACACTTATTAATTTTATAACAGATAATCTTCCGACAGTTTTAAATGCCGGGGCTGACCTGCTTCTTAATATAGTAAGCGGAATCATACAGAACCTTCCGCAGATTGCAGAATCAGGAATAAAATTGATACTGTCACTTCTTTCTTCACTTCTGGAAGCACTCCCGAAAATAATTAGTGCGGGAGCAGAAATGACTACAAAGCTGGCGTTTGGGTTTGTTGGAGCATTTCCACAGCTTGTTGGTAAGATTCCGGAACTGGTGAGAGATATAATTAATTGTTTTACGTCATTCGACTGGGGAGAGTTAGGCCGCAATATAATTGACGGAATAAAAGAAGGAATTCTAGGTATGGCTGGAACTCTGGTACAATCAGCAAGGGACGTTGCAGGCAAGGCTTTGGACGGAATGAAGAGCTTTCTTGGAATACATTCACCGTCAAAGGTATTTGAAAACCAGGTCGGCAAAATGATAGACCTGGGTGTTGCAGGCGGCGTTGATAATAATGCAAATGTTGTTGAAGCGGCAATGCAGGATTTAAGCAACACGGCGGTAACGGCATATGATACGGAGATAGGTTTCACAGGAACGGTAAGAAGCCAGTCAAAAGATGATACAAGAATAATTGAGCTTTTAAATGAATATCTGCCACAGCTTATAAAAAGGCAGATTGTAATGGACACAGGCGAGGTTGTCGGAGCACTGGCACAGCCTATTAATGAAGAGCTTGGGAAAATAGCACTAAGAGGAGGCTTGGCGTGAGATTTGGCAGGGAGTTTGGCGTTACAATAGATAAATATCATTCATATAAAGACTGGGGGCTGATATTAACGGATTATACAATATCGCCCCCAAAAGCAAAAACAACATATGTAAGCGTGCCGGGAAGAAACGGCACGCTTGATTATAGTGAAGCTGTATCAGATGAAATAAAATATGAAGACAGGAATATAAAAATTGTGTTCCATGTTCCACAAAAACAGGCAGACTGGAGATATATTATTTCAAAAATACAGAATGAAATACAGGGCAGGAAAGTAAAGATTATATTTGATGATGACATTGCATTTTACTATTATGGACGGATAGAGGTAGATACATTTACAAATTCGGGCAAAATAGCGACAATCAATATCACAGCGGTAACAGATCCATTCAAATATAATATTACAACAAGTGCAGAAGACTGGCTGTGGGACCCATTTGATTTTGAGCAGAGCATTATAAACGAAACTTCGGGACTTGCTGTTACAGGCAGGCTTGAAGTTTCTCTTGAATGCCAGGGAGCTGTAAAAAATCCTATTATAATCTCTTCAAGCAGTATGACAGTGACATATAAAGAAAAGAAACATGAGATAAAAACAGGTTCGCAGGTAATGTATGAGATTGTACTTGAAAAGGGCACAAATGTGCTGGTTTTTGAGGGAAATGGAACAGTAAGCATAAATTATATTGGAGGAAGTTTATAATGTATAAGATTTACGTTGATAATGAGCTTTTTTCAGATTCAAGAATCGATGACCTTATGTTAATAAATCCGGTTGTCACGCTTGAGGCAAATAATCCGGGAAGTTTTACTTTTACCATTCCCGCAGAGCATCCTAAAAAGGATTTAATAAAGAGAAGAAAGTCAATTATAAGTGTTTTCCGTGATGTGGAAAGCACTCCGGTTTTTCAGGGCTTCTGTGTTGAAGAAACGACGGATTTTAACAGACAGCGAAAGGTAAAATGTGAGGGAGAATTAAGCTACCTTAACGATTCGGTTCAAAGGCAGGCGAAGTATCAGGGCGTTACAGTGCTGGAACTGTTTACGGAATATATAAAAAATCACAACAGTCAGGTTGATGATTATAAAAAATTTGAAATTGGAGAAGTAACGGTAACAGACCACAATGATTATATTTATTGTTTTACAAATATGCAGTCCACCATGACGGAAATTAAGGAAGACTTAGTCGACGATTATGGTGGATTTGTTCGTGTAAGGTATGATAACGGTAAAAAGTGTATTGATTATATTAAAGATTCCCCGAGAATAAGCCCTCAGACGATAGAGCTGGGTAAAAATCTTATTGATTTCACGTCTAACATAGACTGCTCTGACATTGCGACCGTTGTAATTCCACTGGGAACAAAGCTGGATACGCAGGAAGTAGAGGGACTTGATGCACGCCTTACGGTTAAAAGTGTAAATGATGATAAGGATTATATAGAAAATACAATAGCTGTAAGTAACTATGGACGCATTGTGAAAGTCGTAAAATGGGACGATGTAACAACTCCGTCCGCATTAAAAACAAAGTGTGAAAAATATATAAAAGATTATCAGTTTGATAATGTTGTAGTACAGGCCAAAGCTGTCGACTTTGGATATTTCAGTAATAAGATTGAAAAATTTCAGATGCTTGACAGTGTCCGCATTGTATCAGAAAAGCATGGAATGGACAGGTACTTTATGCTTACAAAGATGAAGCTGAATCTAAACAATCCTGAAAATGATGTATTCACATTCGGGAAGACCATAAAGGTATCTTTAACAGTATCTGCAAATTCATCTATTGGCATGATGCAGAAAGAGTTTATGACATTGCCGCAGGATATTTTAAATAAAACAAGCAGCATGCTTGAGACAAAAGTGGGGAAAGATGAGAACGACACAATAATCAGCATGATAAACGCTGCGGCTGAAATTATAAAACTTACATCAAACAGATTTTCAGTAAAAAGCGATAATCTTGAGATAACAGAAGAGGGCAAAGTAAAGTGTAAAGACCTTGTTATCACAGGCGGGAAAATGGACGTATCAACTGATGTTACAATTTATCAGGAAGATTATACAGAAGATGATGTTGAAACATTAAGGCAGATTCTTTTAGGCAGGATAATTCCGACTGATGAACAGATTGATAAATATGATCTTGATGGCGACGGATTTCTTACACTGATAGATATTGCTCAGATGACAGGTCTTATTAAAGGCGTAGGTGTTACTGATGGAAAAAAGACATATACTAATAATCTGAAGATAGATCCTTCAAGCAGAAGTGCAATTATACAGACTAAAGGAGTCCGGGTCGGACGAAAAGGATTGTCAGCTAAGACAATAGGGACAAACGATTTATATATAAATAACGGCATACATGTCAAGTCAGACGCTAACGATTCAGAATCGGCGGCAGATGGTGGCTATTTAGAAACGCTTGGAGATGGAACATATACGATTGACGAAATAAAAACAATAACTATTAAAAAGGGAATTGTGGTAGATGTTAAGCGTAAAAGCAGCTAAGGAGAAGATATATGGCAGAATCTAAAAATATAAAGGAACTGCTTAAAATGATGCTTGAGGCACGATATGGCAAAGATGTCAGGAGTGCTATACATGACAGCATTGAGCAGTGTGTTGATTATACTGAAGACAGTTTAAATTATGTGTCTGATTTTAGGGATGAATATTACCCGAAAGTCATGGAGGCGGTAAAAAATTCGTCTGATAATGCAGAAAAAACGGCAGCAGATGTTAAACAGGTAAAAACATATGCTGATAAGGCATCATCTTCAGCCGCTTCTGCTTCAACGTCTGCTTCATCCGCTTCACAGAGTGCTACAGCGGCAGCAGACAGTGCAGACGAGGCAGAATCATATGCAGCATCATGGAAAGGCTCACTGCTGCCGCAGGGAGTTGTAGCTTTTAGCGAACTTCCAACATCCGGGCTAGTTGCTGGGCATCTGTATGCGATAAAAGATAAATTCATAACAGACAGCAGATTTGAAGAGGGAGAAAAACATCAGTATCCGGCAGGTACATGTGTTTACTGGACAAAAGAAAATAAGTGGAAGGTATTGTCTGGAGTTTTAAGCCTTGAGCTTACAAAGGCAGAATATGATGCACTTACAGACGCACAGAAGAAAAACGGAACAATCTATTATGTAAAAGATGCAGACAACCTTATAGAAGCAGATGGAATAAATGGGTTGGCAGTCGTGGCGACAAGCGGAAATTATAACGACCTAAAAAATAAGCCGTCTTCACTGCCAGCGTCTGATGTGTCAGACTGGGCAAAAGCGAAGACAAAGCCGTCATATACAGCCGGAGAAGTTGGACTTGGCAATGTCGGAAATTTCAAGGCTGTTTCAACTGTGGCGAATCAGGGCTTGTCTGATTCAGAAAAAAGTAACGCCCGGGCGAATATAGGTGCACAGGCGGCAGGAAGTTACGCCGCATCAACACACACGCATGATGACAGATATTACACAGAGTCAGAGACAGATTCAAAGTTAAAAGAAAAGTTAAATACAATATTGAAAGGGTCCGCAAATGGCTTGGCTGAACTTGATTCCACAGGTAAGGTCCCGGCGTCACAGCTTCCGTCATTTGTGGATGATGTAATTGAGGGCTATCTTTACAATGGAAAGCTATATAAGGAATTGGGGCATACAACGGAAATAAGCGGCGAATCGGGTAAGATATACGTTGATTTAAGCACGGAAAAGACTTACAGGTGGTCGGGAAGCACTTTCGTTGTAATATCTGATACTCTTGCACTGGGGGAAACGTCAACGACAGCCTACAGGGGAGACAGAGGAAAGACAGCATATGAACATTCACAGTCGGCTCATGCTCGTACAGATGCAACAAAGACAGAAGCATCTGCGACAAACGGAAATCTAAAGATAAACGGAAATGAAACACAGGTTTACAGACACCCGGCTGGAACAAATCCACATGGAACGACAAAGGCAGATGTAGGTCTTGATAAGGTCGGAAACTTCAAGGCGGTATCAACGGCTTCAGGTCAGGGACTATCTGATTCAGAAAAAAGTAACGCCAGATCAAATATAGGTGCACAGGTGGCTGGAACATATCTGACAGAACATCAGGATATAAGCGGAAAGCTTGACAATACAGCAACAGGTGCGAATTCACTTCTTTCAAATCTCACAGCAAGCTGGACGGCAGCACCGACAGACGATACGAATTTTATACGACAGGATACCGGTGGTAAAAATGAATTTGGCAGAGTTAAATTTTCGACATTGCTGACTTACATAAAATCAAAGCTATCAAAAGTTGCCGCAAGTGGTTCATATAACGATTTGAGTAATAAACCGACTATTCCATCTGTTGGAAATGGAACAGTGACTATTAAGCAAGCCGGAACGGTTAAGGGGACATTTACAACGAACCAAAGTGGCAACACGACGGTGGAGCTTTCTGACAGTAATACTAATACTTGGCGTGGAATTCAGAATAATTTAACATCGGATTCAACATCAGATTCTTTATCAGCCGCACAGGGTAAAGTGCTAAAGGGATTAGTTGACAGTAAGGTAACTGAATCACAAAATGTGGCAACCGACCTTAATAACATAAAGTCAACAGGAATACATCATATATCTGCAAGTACATCAAATAATCCTACCGGTACGCATGGAACTTTATTTGCAGAATTCAACGTAGGAACACCATATCAAATATGGCTTCCCGATAATTCAAACACTGCATATAAACGTAACTATACGACTTCGACATCATCGTGGGGAAAATGGACGCAGTTAAAATTTACAGATACAGTATATAGTGCTGCTACTCAGTCAGCAAACGGTCTTATGTCTCCGTCAGATAAAAAGAAGTTGGATGGCATAACAAGTGGAGCAAATGCAGTAATCAAAGTCATGTCAGCTACTGATTATAGTAAATTAACTGATGCACAGAAGAAAAATGGAACTATTTATCTAGTAAATTAATGAAAGGGAGAACGACATGGGAAAGATTTATTATAACGGCGTTGATTATTCAACACCGACATCTTCAGGTGTTGCAGGGGTGAAAGGAAGTGCGGAATCCGCATACAGGACAGGCAATGTAAATATAACCCCGGAAAATATCGGGCTGGGTAATGTAAACAATACGGCAGACAACGAAAAGGAAGTAAAATACGCCGAAAATGCAAACAATGCGGGATATGCGGACTGTCTTAATAATGTAGACGGCGGGCATGAGGTTGAGATAGGCTATAATATCCCTGTAAGTGATTATACAAAAATTAATTTTTTTGCTGCATTTACATCAGATAGTGATGAAATAATAATAAGGCCTGTAGATGATGCTCTTGTAAGAGAATATTTTTCAATGGTAACGACACAGGATGTTATACATGGCGTACTTACGTTTGGTAGTAATGATGATTATGGAATTAGAACAAATGCTGACAATTATGGTAGAATTGGAGATTCTTCTAAACAGTTTTATGAAGTATATGCAAATAAAATTTATGAAAATAAAATGTTGTTATCATACAAGTATGCTCCTAAAGCGGTTGAATTATATAATTCGACAAGCACCGCATACAATGCAAATATAACTTTAACTCAGAATGTAAACAATTTTAAAACCATAGAGATATTTTTTGTCGATAACGACGGCGATGATAACAGCATAAGAATAAGAGCAGCGGCGGGAAAATTTAAAATGATTTCGCACACATATGTGGGTGGTACGTGGTACGACAAGTTTACGTATTATGCCGTAAGCGGTACAAAGTTGAACTTCAGTTCTTCATATCAGAAAAATCAGGATGGAGTTGTTGAAAGCGGCAATTATCACAAGATTTATAGGGTAGTCGGATATAAAGATTAACAAAAAATCAAGAGTGTTTTAACTACGGGGTTAAGACATTCTTTTTTTATTGCAGAAAACGGAGGTGGTGCCATGTATAACGACAGCTCATAGTTGCACCGGTGCAACACATTGGCAATAAAGCAATAAGGACAGCATATTAATGTTAGGAGAGCATTTATGACAGAGGCAATATTAACAGCTGTTGTCACGTTAGTTGTATGCCTGGTAAATAATTATGTAATGCACAACAAGACAATAGCGTTGATTGACTATAAGCTATCAGAGCTTACAAAGCGAGTTGATAAACATAACAATGTAATCGAACGCACATTTAAACTTGAAGAACTGACTGCTCTTCAAGAGGAAAAAATCAAGGTCGCAAATCACAGAATTGAGGATTTAGAAAAGAAAGGTTAATGGCGATTAAAATGGATTTAACTAACTATGTAACTGTTTTACCGATTGTTGTAATCTGCTATTTGGCAGGAATGAGCTGCAAGGCATGGAGTAAGATTCCTGATAAACTGATTCCGGTAATTGTCGGAACAGTTGGCGGCATCATTGCAATTCCGGCAATGTACATAATGCCGGAGTTCCCGGCAAAAGATGTCATTACATCAATATCTATAGGAATATGGTCGGGTCTTGCATCTACAGGTGTAAATCAGGTTTATAAGCAGATAAAAGAAAATTAATCAAAAGGCTGTGGCAGCAGATGTCACAGCCTTTAATAAAATAATAAGAAAAGAGGATAAATAATATGAAATTTGGAATTGATATATCAAGATGGCAGGGGATGTATGATTTTGAACAGGCAAAAAAAGAGGGGATTGAATTTGCAATCTTCAGATGCGGCGGAGCTGATGATAAAAATATCGGCATGTACTATGATTCGACATATCGAAGAAACTACGCTGAGTGTGCGAGACTTGGCATAGCAAGAGGTGTTTATTATCTTTTAGATGCTGCAAATACAGATGAAGCGGCGGAACAGGCACGCCATTGTCTTTCGCTTGTAGAGGGAATGAAGTTACAACTTCCCGTATTCGCCGACGTAGAGGGCGAGGCACTTAATGCCGATAATCTTACAGAGATTATTAACAGATTCTGTGAAATTATAAAAGAAGCCGGTTATGATGCAGGCGTATATGCTTCTGCAAGCCCAATGGTTAATTTAATTGATATTAGAGCAATCAAGGAAGCCGGTAATGCTGTATGGTGTGCATCATATACAGCAGAGATTCCAAATATCGGAGTTGATATTGATATTTGGCAGTATGGCGGCGGTTCTGATAACTTTATCAGAGATGTGCATGTTGCGGGTCAGGCAGTAGACCAGAACTTTGCATATAAAGATTATAACTTTGATGTTGCTCCGGAGCAGACAGATGTATCAACACCTGATAACAACATTGACACAAATAAATACAATGGTGTTAAGGTAAGATTTACAGGCGAGACAGATGTTTATGGCACATATATCACGGCTTGGCACAATGAAGACGGTTATGACGTTGATGGTTATGACGGTGAGACTATGCGACTGACACATGACGGCGTTGTATTTGCTGTAGTAAGAGAGTCAGATATAGAGGCTATTGGCTCTATTGATGATACCGCAAACGACAATGTGATAAACGAGGGCATGCAGGTAAGATTCACAGGAAATGTTGACATTAATGGTGTGCCATTAAAAATTTATGATAGAATATACACAGCGGCAGATGTGTCAGACGGCACAGTTGTGTTAATGTACGGCAATGACGTATATGCAAGAGTATATCTGAATGATGTTACTCCGGCAGATTCACAGCCGACAGACAGCGAACCTGAAAGCCATGAAGATGAAAGAACAGCAACAGTTCAGCCGGGCGGCTCTTTCTGGCAGATTGCCAATGACTTTTTAGGAGACGGAAACAGAGCAGCAGAGCTTGCCGAATATAACGGTATGACGCTCGAAAGTGGTCTTTATGCTGGTATGGTTTTGAAATTACCGGATTGATATTTCTCAAAAAGTCGCATATAATAATACATATTAAATAGGTAGAAATAAGTTATAAACAGGGTGCAAAATGTACCCTGTTTGCACTGTATACCTTA